TTCTCGCCCGCGATCCCGATGAGCGTCCCGATCCCGGGCGTGGTCGTCGCCCGCCCCGGAACGGCGGCCGACAGGTAGAGCAGTCGACCGACACCCACCGGGGTCGCGTCTTCCAGGAGCACCTGGGCATCTTCGCCGCCCCGGCTCACGAGCATCTCGGCGCCGTCGGCGATGGCACCCTGGATCACGGTCCCGATCACGTCATCCTGCGTGTCGGCCGTCGCGTCGGCGAGCACGACGGCGAAGTCGTCCAGGGGCACCGTCACCTCGAAGTCGCCGCCCGCCACGTAGGCCACCGTGATGTATCCGGTCAGGCCCGAGCCGCCGACCGCCGCCAGGGTGATCGTGCCGTCGCCGACATGGTCCCCGGTCGCGACCAGGACCGTGCGAGCGACGTCCGAGTAGAGGTTGACCGTCCGCGTGCCCGCCGCGTCGGAGAGGTTGCCGTAGGCCACGCCGCCGTCGGTGTTCACCGCATCGGCGCCGAACACGTAGGCATCGGAGACCTCGGCCAAGGCCGCGCCGCCGAGCACGATCGGCTGAAGGCGAACCAGCGAACCCTCGACGCTCGGGGCCCCCGTCCGGTTCGTGAACTGGCCGACCGAGATCCGGGACGCGTAGACCCCCGCGTCCCATTCGCCCGCCGCGCCGTTCCACGCGATCAGGGCCGCGTCGGGGACGAGGTAGGCCGTCATGCCCGCCGCCGGGATGGTCTCGATCCAACCCGTGCCGTCCCACGTGTAGACGTACTGGTCGGTGAAGACGCCCGCCGTGCCATCCTGGATGTGCTTGTCGCCGATGGCCGGACCAACCGGCGGGGCTCCATCCAGGTCCACCTCGCTCAAGATCACGCCGAGGAACTGGCCCGCCTGGGCCAGCGCGGCCTCGACCGTCCGCATCGTCGAGGGGAAGTTGCCCGCCGTGTCAGCGACCGTGTGGTTCGCCGCCGCGAGGGTCGCCGCCGCGCACTTGGCGACGGTGACCGCGAGATCCTTGATGTCGTTGGTCGAGATCGTGGCCGCCGTGCGCAGCCACCGCCCGACGCCCGCCGTGGGCTCGACCACCTCGACCGGGGGTCCGAGCACCTCGGCCGCCGCGCTGTCGCGGTCGAGGAAGAAGAACGCGTCCTCCCCCTCGACGTAGCAGGCGATCTTGTCGGGCCACGTCGTCGCGGTTGTCGTGTCGAGGGCCTTGAGGGCCGCCACGTCGACAACCGGCGCCGCGATCCGGTTGTTGAGCACCGTGATCAACGACTTGACCGTCGTGATCTGGCCGTCCACGGCAGCGAAGATCCTGGCGAGGTCCGGGTGATCGGCGTTGCCCCACCCGATCCCCTCGGGGTACGAAAAGTTGACGCCCGTGGAAGCCATGTTGCCCTCCGTGATCGCCCCGAGCCGCCCCAGGGCACTCGCTCACCCGGTCAAGTTACGAAGCCCCGGGTCGCCCCGGGGCCTCGATCAATCCCGCCAGGGCCATCCCTACAGGAGGCCCTTGAACAGCCCGCCCGAGCCCTTGCCCTTGACGACGGGGGTCCCATCGCCGACGAGGGCCTTGCTCACGCCGACGCCTTCGAGTTCGTCGATCCGCTTGCGCAGGGTCGCGACCTCGGCGTCCCGCGCCTCGATCCGCTTGACCAGGGCCTCGTCGGGCTCGACCCCGATGGCGCCGAGCGACTTGGTGATGCCCTCGGCCTTCTCGGCCACGGCCGCGCTCGCGAGATCCGTGACGCTCTCGACGCCGATCTCCTTGAGCACCGCGCCGAGGTCGGCGATGGCCTTGTCCAGCCGGGCGACCAGGGCCTTCGTGAACCGCTTGGCCGCCGTCGGGTCCTCGGCGTCGGGGTCTTCCTCGCCGCCGCCACCCTCGGCCTTCTTCTTGTCCTCGGCGGCCTTCGCCGCCGCCGCCGCCTCGTCCTCGGCCGCCTTCGCCGCCGCCGCTTCCTCGGCCGCCTTCTTCTCTTCGTCCGTCATGGCCTCGTCCTCCTTGGTGGTCTTGCCGTCGCCGTCGCCCTCGGCGGCCTTGGCCTCCTCGATCTTCTTGAGTTCGATCTGCATCCGAACGATGCCCTCGCGGACGACGTCCAGCGCGGCGAGTTCGTTCCCGGCCGTGATCTCGGTGGCCGCCCGCTGGGTCAGGGCCACCGCCCCGGCCGCGTCCTCGATCGACCACACCATGCGGCTCATGGCCGAGAGTTTCTCGCGGAGATCCTCGGCCGCCATCGCGGGCCCTTCGGTCGCGATCTTGTTGGCCGCGACGACGATCGCCGCGAGTTTCTCGCGGAGAAGGGCCTCGTGTGCGGGCATCGACCCCTCGCTATCCCCCTCGGCCGCCTTGGCCACGAGGGCCGCCTTCTCGGCGACAGCCTTGGCGATGATGACGTGATCCTCGGCGCTTCGCTTCACGGTACGGCCCTCCTTTGTGTCGTTGGCCTCATCGGCCCACGGAGGCGTCATTTCGAGTTGCTCGTAGTACGCCTCGACCTTCGACTGGATCCCGAGGATGTCGTCCTCGGCGATGTCCTCACCGCCCTGGGCACCCTGGATCGCCTCGGCGACAGCCACGATGCCGTTGGGGACCGCGACGAGTTCGCCGTCGATCACGTCGGCGAAGCCCCACCTGTAGCCCTCGATCGCGTCGACCGCCTCGGGGTCGACGTAGAAGAACGCCGATGCGACCTTCGTCCAGTCGACCTCATCGGCCTCGTTGGTGAAATGATCCCGGACCCGCTGCGCGGCGCCGGGCCCGTCCCATTCGGTGTCTCGATCCGCCAGGGGGAGAGCGGTCGATCCGACGACCCGCTTGACGATCAAGAATTCCTCGCGGATCGCGGGACGGTCGACGGGGCTGATCTCGTCGACGCGCACGACCACCAGTTCCCGCTTGGCCGCTGTGTCGCTCATTCGGTCCCCCCGTCGATGGCACGAGCCTCTTTCGCGACCCCTCCGATCGAGAAGCCTCGAATCTCCCCGGATCGTACCCGCTTCCATGCGTCGTCGTCAACGACGTGCATCCCAAGGATCCAGGTCCCCTTCGGCATCACCCGGTCTCCAAAGGTGAGATCCTGTGGCGCGATGAACGATTCGACGACCCGCAGATCCTTGCTGAAGACCCGATGCATGTAGCCGGTGCGGGACGAGAGGTTGTACCGTTCGAGGTAGTCGTGCGCCGCCTTCTCGATCGCGTCGGCGGTGATCACGTCCCCCTGGGCATCCACCTCGTCGGGGATGAGCACGGGCCCGTAGATGATCCGCCGTTCCTCGTCGGCCTTGAGGATCGGGATCTCCCGGCTCTTGGCGAGACCCTCGACCTCGGCTCCCGAGGGCGTCGGGGTCGACGGATCCTCGACCGTCACGTCGTCCTCGCCCGAGACCAGCCACCCGTCGCGAACCGGCTCCGGGTCGACCTTCTCGACGATCACCGCGCCGGATCGGATCGCGCTGGCGAGTTGAGCCTCGGTGAGCACGATCCGCTTCGTGATCCGCGCCTCGCCGAGAGCCTTGGCGATGTCGGCGAAGTCGTCGGCCGGGATGGCCGCAAGGTCGACCGGCGCGATCGTGATCTTGGTCACCTGGGCCGTCGGGGCTCCCCCGGTGAACGGGTCATCGACCGAGGGGAATGGGGACGCGAGGTGATCCTTCGCGGCCGGGGCGATCGAGAAGGCCCCGTAGATCGTGTGGTTGGATCGGGGCTTGTCGCGGGTCGAGAGGGCGAACGACCAGCCCAGGGGCTTGGCCGCGAGGCCGTGCCGCTTGGCGATGGCGCCGACCTCGGCCTTCATCGCCTCCCACGCCTTCGGACGGGTGGTCCCCTCCATGATCGACCGGCGAAGATAGCCCCACGTGAGCGTCGCGAGCACCGGCCCGGCCGGGGATGCCTTGTCGAGCAGGGCGTCGAGAGCCTCGAACGGCGATCCGCTCGCGTCAAGGTCGGCGACGGTGAGGTCGGCCCCTTCGGGGATCGCGGCCGTGTCGCCAGAGAGGGCCTCACTCCACGGGCCCGCGAAGACCTTGGCCGTCGGGTGTCGAGCCTCGTAGGTGTGGGCCAGGGTCTTGTCGACCTCGACCGCCACGTGCTCCCCGGGGATCCGGGCGACGGCCGAGCCGCCGCTCCCGGCGAACAGTTCGACGACCACCCCGTTCGACCCCTTCCTCGACGGGATGGCCTTGAGGGCGGTCTCGTAGAAGGCGGCCTTGTGGGGATTGGTCGAGTTGGCGTGAGCGAGGTAGGAGGGATCGCCCGGCTTGAGTGAAACGAGGTCCCCGCGCCGCTTGGTCGCGAAGTTGGTGATGATGATCTCGCGAGCGAGGTGGCCGTCATCCCCCTCGGATGTCCTCGACGCCCCACCCGCCTTGGTCGCTCGGCCCCCGATCAAGTTGGTCGATCGGAAGACCCCGACCACGTGGACGTCGTATCCGGCGTCCTCGAATGCCTTGATCGCCTCGGGGGACCCGTGGTAACTGGCGACGATCTTCCCCTTGAGCCCCTTGATGCTCTCGACGAAATCGGCCAGGGGGAGCATCTCGGTCGTCGTCCACGCCGTCCCCTCGTAGGGCGGGTCGAGGTAGTGCAGGGTGTCGTCGCCGTCGAACTTGACGATCGTTTCCCGGTAGTCGCCGCCCCGGAAGATGACGTCCTTGAGCCGCTCGCGAGCCTTCGGGATCCGCGAGATCGTCGATCCGAGATCATCGCCCGCCTCGATCCGGCCCGGGTTGGGCGACGACCTCGACGCCATCATCGAGAATCGGACGAGGTACAGAAACTTGTAGAGGCGGTCGACGTCCCCGGTCGGTGCGCTGGCGAGCACCTTCTTGAAGATCGCCCGGTCGGCCTTGAGAGGCTTGCGCTTGAGGGCCTCGATCTCGGGGTCGGTGATCCGCTTCACGAACGAATAGGCGTGTGCGATGTCGGGGTCGAGGTCGAGGTCGCCGATGATCTCCCGCTCGCTCGGGGGCTTGCCGTAGAACACCGCGCCGCCACCGACGAATGGCTCCACGTAGGTCGAGTGCTCGGGGAACAGCGCGATCAACCGCTTCGCGAGCAGTTTCTTGCCGCCCGGGGATCCGAACAGGGGCCGGATCCCCTTGGCGATCGGGACCCCGTCCGCGCACCCCTTCTCGACGACGCGCTTCCTGGTCGACTCGTCGAGGTCTTCGAGGCGGATCACCTCGACGCTCGCGTCGGTGATGTCCAGATCCTCGTCGTCGTCGATCGACCAGATCCCGCCCTCGTTGATCCGGGACGGCCCGGCCGCGCCGACCGCCGCCAGGGCGTCCGATCCGATCGTCGCCTTGCTCGTCGCCTCGGCCTTCGGGATCCCGTAGACGATCACGATCGACGCCTCGCCGTCCGAGGTCGAGTCGATCGTCGTGTTGCGGTATTCGAACGCCTCGGGGTCGGGATCGTACTGGCGCCAGCGGTAGAGGGCGTCGGTCTCGTCGAGCCCGTCCGTCCGATAGTCGTGCGACCGGCACCACGCTCGCGACGTGGCCTCGGTCCACCCGGCGGCCTTGTGAAAGATCACCGATTGCGTGTGCTTGGCTTCGGGGCCCTTGCGGTTGACCGTCGGCATTGAAATCTCCATGCCCGCGACAAGTCTACCACACCGGGGATTCTAGGGAGAAGGGGTCAGTCGTTCTCGGGGATCTCGGCCCGGGCCGCGACCTCGGCCATCGTCTTCCGGGTCCATTGCTCGGCCGCCTCTTGCGCGGTCTTCGCGGTCACGACGGTCGGCCGAGCCCAGGTCCCCGCCTGCCCGCTCGCCCGCTCGAACAGGCCGTCGATCCACTCGTCGAGATCGATCTCGGCGTAGAGGGCGTCGGCGACCCGCTGCGTCCACAGGGCCCCCAGGCCCTCCTCGGTCGGGACGGCGGCGAAGGCCGCCTCGTGACGGGCTTGGTTGACGGCCAGGGACCCGACCAGGAAGTAGTCGCCCGGCGTGCCGGTGCTCTTGAAATAGTCGCTCACGCGGTACTTCGCCATCACGGCCTCCCCATGATCCCGAGAAGATGGGCCCGGGCCTCGCCGATGTTGCGGGTCACGGACGACTCGGCAACGATCTCGCGATGCTCGGGAGTCCACAGGGGCGACAGGACGATCTCGATCTCGTCGCCGCTGGCGTTGCCCAGGGTGACGACCACCTCGTCGCCGTCGACCTGGGCCTCGACGATCCGCCCGTAGTGGGGCCGCGCGTCAGGGTCAGCCCCGAGCCACCCGAACAGATCGTCGACGACGACAGCCAGGGCGATGACCCCGTCCTCGCTCGATGCCGGGGGGCCGCCGCTCGGATCGTCGTATCGAAAGTGCAGGAGCGTGGCGTCGCCCACGCGGGCGAGGTATTCGGACACGGTGTCTTGCGGTCTCATCGGCCCCCCTCGTCAATAGACGTTGACCACGATGTCCTCTACGTTTTTGCCTCGGATCTTCGTGATCCCCGCGTCGTGAAACATCTGGATGATCGCCCGACGATCGGCGTCGCCGTGCGCGTTGACTCGCACCAGATAACGTTCAAGGGGGATTCTCCCCTTGATCAACACCTCGGGGTCGCCGTGACCCACCGATCGGGTGGTCTTTTTGATCCCCGCGATGTCTCGGCGTCGGTGCTTCGCCGATGCCGTGGCGTCGGCAAATCCGCTCCACCCAATCGAGTCGCCATCGAACACCACGGTGTCGGTATCCGCGACCAGTCGAAAGTCGAAAATGAAATCATCGTTCCCGGACCACTTGGCGATCTGGTCGGGGGTCCGAACCCGGGTGAACGCGTAGTGGGACGTGTCGTTATCGATGTCGGATGCCGCGCTCATCCCCTTCTGACCCAGGCTCGCCTTCGTTGTAATCCCTTGCCGGATCCGTTCCTCGGTCGACGAGATCGACCGATTGCCCATGATGATCTCTCGCATCCGCTGGAGTTTCTCGGGGCCGTACCCGCCAAGGTTGTGGCCGAGCCCGTACCCCTCGGCAGCGGCCTTCTCGGCCTCGGGCAAAAGATCGGGCCGGAACCACCGGGGGCGACCGTCGAATTCGGCGAGATCGAATTCGGGGGTCGGCCGATACGCCTTGAGGCCGTCGACGGGCTTGCCGATCTTCTTGCTCACCACGGCCTTGAGTTGGGCAACCTGCTCGGGGATCGGCAGGCTCTCGGGAACGACGAACGACGTGTCGATGTCGAGTGAGTGCGCGATCTTGCGAAGGTAGACGGCTTCCATGTCGTCGGCGACGGCAAGACGAAGGTTGACGTTGAAGGTTTCCTCGACCGCCGAGAGGGCCCGTTGCACATCGGCCGCGCCACCCTTGCCCGGCGCCGTAGTCACCTGGATCTTGATGAGACCCCGCTTCGACTTGCCGGAGCCGAACGCGGCGGCTTCTTGCAGGCCGTAGTTGACCGAAATGTCGTCGCCGATCTGGACGTGAACCCCGTTGGCTCTCCACTCGTGCAGGGTCCCCTGGTTGACGACGACCTCATTGTCGACGAATCGCTTATCGACCTCCTGGTACCACCCCTTGGTCACGGTGACCTTCGGGCCGCCCTTCCCACCGCTCGTCACGGGGGCCTTGGTCTTCGGCAATTTCGGGGCGGCCTTCGCAAGCGTCGGGCCGCCTTGCGAGGCCACGGCCTTCGGATCGACGACTAGTACGAAGTTGTCGCCGACGCTCGACCCGTAATGCAGGAGATGGCGCTGATAGTGGGCCGCGATCTGGTGCTCGACCGACGAGGCCGGGGTGGTGTTGATGATCTCTCGAAGTTTCTTGTTGACCTCGCGGGCCTTCGCCTGGACCGACGGGCTGATCGCCCCGTCGAACCCCGGGCTCTTGGGGTCGATGTGGTAGTTGTAATGCTTCGTGATCTTTAGCACATCGTCGTAAAACGGATCTGCGATCTCGGCCACGCCGGTCGACGCGGATCGGGTCGGGGCCGACCCGAGGGCCTTCACGATCCGCTCGTCTGCCCCGGGGCGGATCCGGCCCTCGATCCACAGGCCGTCGTTCTTCGTCCGGTAGACGACGAGGTTGATGTCCTCGACATCGGATCCGCCCGCGAGGACCGAGGTCCCCCGGGCCTTGGCCTCCCCGAGCCGCTTCTCGAATTCGGCGTCGATCGCGGTCAAGGGCTCGTCCTTCGCGGGCACGGCCTTGGGCTTGCGGGGCTTGCGGACCTTGGGCTTGTCGAGGTCGGGCAGGCCCAGGGCCTTGCGCCGTTCCTTCTCGGCCTTGCGCATGTAGGCTTCCCAATCGGCCCGCAGGGCGTGCTTGCGCTTGAGGGCCAACTGCGTGAATTCGTCGGCCGTCATCCGGCCGAGCGGCCCCTTCCCGGTCTGCACCGATCCCCGGATATAGGGCTGCACCATGACCTGGACGAACCGATCGTCGGGCATCGCCTCGACGGCATCGAAGAACGCCTTGAGCCGGGTGAGTTTCGCAGAGGAGAGGTCGATCGTAAGGTCGCCCCTCGCATACGCCTGGGTGAAAAGGTGCTCCAGGGATCCCCCGTGGGCGCCCGCGTTGGGGTGGTACGTCCAGTCAAGCACGTCGCGGTCGTACCACTTGAAGGCTTGCCCCTTGTCGATCCCCATCACCCGGCCGTTGCGCAACCGGAGGAAGTTGCCCGCATGGCCGTCGTTGTCGCCGATGAGCCAGTTGAACGCGCTCTCACGCATCACGACATCGGCGTCGTCGGGGGACAACGCCTTGAGGCTCACCGAGTCGAACGTCCCGTCGTTCTCGACAATCCGATGGATCGATCCGGCCCGGCCGTTGCGGAACTTGATGAAGTGCACATCGGCCGAGTCGAGGCCAAGTTCGCGGCCCAATTGAGCAGCGGCGGTCTCGGTCTCGGCGAGGAACACCTCGTCGGCCTGGGCGACTGGCTTGAACATCCAGACCTGACCATCCGGCGATCGGTAGCCGAGTTTCTCGTGCGCCCCGCCGAACCGGAGGGTCGGGTCGTAGACGATCTCGTCCTCGTACCAAGGGAATGCATCGTCGGCCGGTCGAGGCCGCGACGGCGGGGGCTTCGGAGCCTTCGGGGGCTCGGGCACCTTCGGGGCCGGGGGAGGCGCCTTCGGGGCCGGTGCGATCACGTCGTCGGCCGCCGTAGGGGCGGGCTTGGCCTTGGGCTTCTTCGGCGCCTTGACCTTCGGGGGCTTGGCGATCGTCGGGGCGACCGGCTCGGGGACCGGCGGTGGTGGCGTGGGCTTGGGGGCCAGCCCAGGGATCAAGTCGTCGATCTTCGACGGCTTGGGGATCGGCACCTCGGCGACAGGGGCTCCTCCGATCGTCGCCGGTGCGGGAGGCTTCGGCGCGACACCCGTGGGGATCGACCCGGGCTTCGGCGCCTTCGGGACCTTCGGGACCGGCCCCGGGGGAGGGGCGATCGACGCGGCGGGCTTGACCCCGTAGGCGCCGGGGGCAAGGTCGATGGTGCACCGGCACGAGAGGTGGTACGGGGGGAGCCCCATCACGTTGCCCTTGGCCCCGCCAGCCGTCGGGTAGGTCATCGAGTCGCCCTTGATCCCCTTGGCCCCCTTGGCCCACTTGCTCGCCGTCGCCCACGGCTGTGCCCCGATCACCCCGGCCTTGTCGGTCGCCCCGAGGACGCCGTACATCTGTGCGAGGGCGTCGGGGACCTTGATCCGCTTGCCGTCCATGAGAGAGCATCGCGTACACGTCCGCTCGTCGCGGGGGTTGCGGACGATGATCTCGGTCACCCCGAGGCGGTTGAACGCCGAGAGGGATCCGAACACCCTCCCGGTCGTCGCGGCGTTGGCGGCGACCCCGTGGAAGTAGGCCGTCGACCGGCCGACCCATCCCGCCGGGACGGCGGCGGCCGGGGACACCCCGAGGCCGAACGCGCCGGTCAACTTCTCCGACAGGGCCTTGCCCGCCTCGGCGCCGCCGAGGCCCTGCTTGATCATCACGTTCTCGGCGGTCTTGGCGACGGTATCCGACACGGCCGCCGTGTAGGCGTCCCCCACCCAAAAGGTCTGGTGAAACGCGAGGGCCTCGATCGCCTCCTCGTCGACAACATCGAACGCGGGCTTGATCGCCAGGAACTTCGTCCCGGCCGCGACGGCCTTGCGGACCCCCGTCCCACCCGGGTCGTCGGCCCCGGGGTTGTGCGAGGGCTCGATCTCGTATTCGAGATCGGCATCGGTCGCCCCGGCCGCCTTGCGCCACCCCGCCTCGAACCCGAGCCGGTAGAAATCCCCGACCGCAGCCTGGGCCGCCTTGCGTGCGGGCCCGAGGAACTTGGCGTTGTAGGTTCGCTTGATCGCCCGCAGGGTCCGGGCCAGCGTGGTCGTCGTCGGGGTGGTCGTCGAGGCCGCGATCCGGGCCCCGGCGGCGATCGCCGCCTTCGCTGCCCGGGTGTGGTGGACGAGCAATTCGTTACGCAGGGCGACCTCGCCCGTCGCGAGGGCGATGAGTTCCGGGACCCCGGCGGCCTTGAGGATCTCGGCGTTGATCTCGATGTAGGCGATTGCTCGGGCCGTCATCGCGGGATCGGCCATGCGTCACCCCTCGGCGGCCGACCCATGATCGTCCGTGTAGAGTTCTTCGTTCGCTCGCATGATGAGGCGGATCTCGTCGCGGAGGCGGTCGCCGACGCCGAGGAGATCCTTGACGACGGCCTCCTCGAATGCCTTGCCCACGTTGCCCGAGGGCTGCACCGGGGCGATCTGCTGGTTGACCTCGGTGGGGATCGCTTGGTTCTTGATCGCCTCGGCCATCGTGAGCGAGAAGGGCACGTGCGGGTCGATCTTCGGCGACAGGGGCATGGCCTCGGCCGCCTGGGGGAAGACGTCCTCGACGACCGCCCGGGCGATCTCGGGGGTTACGCCGCCCGTCCGCTCGGCCGCCGCCAGCATCGCGA